AGCTTTCGTCGGGATTGCGGGCGACCGAGACGCTTTCAGTCAGGTCGATCGTGAACAGGATGTCGGCGGTGCCGTTGTCGAGGATGTCCGTCTCGAACTTGTAGGAATCGCCCGCGCCACCCGCCAGCAGATCGGGCTGGTTGGCGCGCAGCCAGCGATTGATCGCATGGACTACAATCGCGATGTCGGTCTTTTCCTCGCGCAGCAGGATCGACAGCGGATAATGGAACGCGAAGGAGTGGCTTTCGGTCTGGCGCACGCGAACCGCGCCGTCCTCGATCCAGATCGCCAGGCGATCGGGCGTGGAGCGGATCGAGGGTAGCGCGGCATGAAGTGCTTTGCGAAGGCTGGCGGGTTTCTGCATTGCTGGATCCGCCTAATCCCACAGGTTGACGACATCGCGCTTCGGCGGCGCGCTGGCGGCTTGTGCGGCGAGCGTGAGGTCTACCCTCGTTCCGCCCGGCAGCTGGGCGCCGTGGTCGGCCAAGCCGGGGTTTGCGTCATAGACCTGTTCGGTGATCGCCGCGGTGCGCCCGAGCACACGCCAGACCAGAGCGTCGAGAGTTTCGCCATCCTGCGCCGTGGCGATCATATCAGCTCCACCCGGTTGCGGCCGACCGCGTCACCTTCCTTCGCGCCGATCTTCATCAGGTCGGCGACGGCTTCGTAGGCCTTGCGGCGATAGGTGTCGGCAGTGGCGCGCTTTTCTTCTTCCCGATCGAGCGCGTCGTCGGTCGCGGCGACATCGGTGTGCCCGTCCATCAGCTCGGCGGCGGCATAGAACAGGACGATCCGGCCCCACAGAAGATTGGCCAGGTTCTCTCCCGCAACGGTTCGGGTGGTGACGGCCTCGAGATTCGCGACCCCGGCATTCCGGTGCATCGTCTGCCAGTCGGCCAAGGCGTCGAGCCCGGCAAGGATGCCGGCGACGACCGCTTCGGTAAGCCGCGCATTGGTCACCGCCCCATCGCCGATGCGGACCTTTTCGCGCACCGCGTCGGTATCGATGCCGGGGAACCAGTCATCCGCCGCGACGATCGGGCCGTCGGGTGCGGCTGCATTATCGGGTGGTGCGGTCAGTCCAGCCACGGTCGGGTCCTAGATTTCCCGGCAAGTGGGGGGTGAGACCGGGCACGAGCGGGTAGGGCATGCGCCCCGCCGATCGGACCGATCGCCCCCCAGCGCCGTGGGGCGTTCCGGAATCAGCAATGCGAGAGCAACAGCCAAAAACACGCATGAGGCGGCGAACAGAGCGAGGCGGCGGCTATCCGCGCGTTTCTCTTCGCGCGTGATCTCAGTCGGCGGGATCGCCATTTCCCTGACTTTCCTGCAGCTTGGCGAGACGGCGGTCGAGCTGTTCGATGTCCTTCTTGACGCCCGCTTTCTTGTCGAGCGTGAGCGCGCGGCGGAGCTGGTCGAGCGCGGCGGAAACGTAGGCCGCCTCACCCCCGGCAGGGGCGCTGTCGTCGCTCGCATCGAAAGCGTCCGCCTTCGCGCGCCAGGCGCGGCCCAGCGCCTTGTGCAGCTTCGCCTTCGCAGCGTCTGGCATGTCGGCATCGGCAGTGAGCGAATCGATTTTCACGAGAAGCGGCAGATCGACCGCGTCGGAATCCGCGATCGCGATCTCGGCGATATCTTCGCGCAGGAAGCACGCCACGCTGCGCTTGTAGCGTTCTGGCATCGACATGCCGTGGCGCAGCGCGAATTCGCCGATCTCGACCGCACGTTCGAACTCGCCGATGTCGATCGACCAGACGAGGCTGGTCATCACGATCTCGTCCTCGACCGGCTTGTCGGCCTCGATCACGCCATCGACCCACGGCGCGAAGTCCTTCACAAACTGCGCCTTCATGGGGATGCGTGCTTCGTGGCTTTCCACGTCCTGAAGTTGGCGCAGCTGATCGTGCAGGCGGACCTTCAGCCCGGCATATTCCTGACCGGTCGCGCTCTTTTCGTCGCGCGGCTTGGGCATGTGCGCGGTCGCCGCTTCGCCCGACTGTGCGGCCAGCTTGCGCTGGCGGTTGCGAAGGAAGGGACTGGTCATCAGCGGGGGCTCCTGCAGCGTGGAGGAAAATTGCGGGGCGATGACGGGACGCACGGCAGGTGCGCCCCTGTCCATCAGGTCGGGTTAGGCGGGATCCGGGCGGTCCGGTGCCGCGCCGATCACGATATTCTCGACCAGCACCGCCAGCTGGTATTCCTCGACCACGTAGGCCTCGTTGACCGATTCATAGTTCGCGATGCGATCATATTCGGGCTCGTCGACCAGGCGACGGCGGCGGCTGCCTTCCTGCCAGTAGATCGACAGGTTGGAGAGCTTGGTGATCAGGATCGAATTCGCGGGGAAGCCGCTGACGCGGTAGGCCTGCAGACCGCCGAGCATCTTGGTGGAAGCGAGGATGCGGTCGGTCGCTTCCTGCTCGGTCGCGGTCGCGCCGGTCTTCTGCGCGATGTTGAAATACTTGTCGTCAAGCAGGTCATGCCCGACGATCACGACCAGGTCGGTATCGCCGCGATGGCGTTCATGGATGCCGCGCTTGGCGTCCAGCACCAGCGCATCGAGCGAGGCATAGTCGGCGTCGGCATCGGTCGCATTGTCGAGCGATTCGTCGAACAGGGTCGCGCCATCCTTCACGTAGATCGCCTTGAGCGCGGCGTTGTCAGTGCCGTCGCTTTCGACCGTGAGGGCGCCATCGTCCATCACCTGCGCAGGCGCATCGGTGCGGATCTTGTGCAGCCACCCGAGGTTGACGTCCTGCAGCAGCGGATTGGCGACGCGATCGGTGTCGGCTGCCGCGCTGGTGCCGTGGAAGCCGATGATGATCCGGTCCTGCGCCTGCTGCGCGAGAATGTCGTCGCGCACCAGCGTCTGGAAATTCGGGCGGTGGGCCCAGGCGTCGAGCAGGGCGTAGCGCATCGACCAGTCGAAATTGGTCTTCTTGCACAGGTAGCGATGCTTCTCGTTCGCGTTGCCGACAGCCTGCGGATCGCGGCGGGTGCCGTCGCTGGTGTCGGTCCGGCCGGCGAGCGACTTGGACACGCCGACGCCCAGCACCGCGCCTTCCTGCTCGCTCACCGGGATGACGTTGACCATCTGCAAGAATTCGCTCGACGCGCGCAGGCGATCTTCGAGCTTCTGTTCGACGTTGGGCGAGACGTTGAACTTCGAAGTCCCCTTTTCCGGGTCGGCAGGGGTGGAGAGGCCGTTGATCAGGGCGATCTGCGAAACGAAGGCCGCGAACTTCAGGCGGGTGGCGGTTTTCATCGGGTCGGTTCCTTAAGCGAAGCGGGTGCGGGGCTTTGCTCGGGTGGATGCGGGTTTGGGTGGATCAGCAGTCGGTCTTTTCGTCGGCGTTGCCGGTGGCTGCGGGTCGGGCGGTGTGGCTCTGCGCGGGCGTGGCCTCGATCGTCTTGTCGATGCGGGTGACCTTTACCGAAAGCGCGTCGATCTCTTCGCGGTAGCGCGCGTCGAGCTTGCCGATTTCGTCGGCGCAAAGCTGGCCCAGTTCGGTCAGCATCGGCTGCAGATCGGTGATGTTGAAGGCATCCGTTTCGTCGTCGCCATTCTTGGAGGCTGGCTTTTCGACGGGTTTTCCACCGCCGAGCTTGCCCAGCTTTTCGTCGAGCATCGCGCCGAAGCGTTGGATGAAATTCTGGCCGGTGGCGTCGCCGGTCCCGGCGTCCGCGAATTCGAGCAGGGCCGCTTCGTCGCGCGACAGCGTGATCGCGTCGGGCAGGCTGCGGTTGAACTTCAGGCGTTCGGTTGCGATCGAGGCCGGACTGTCGGTCAGCGCGACGCCCACCAGGTAGCAGTAGCCCTTGCCGCCGAAGTTCGGATGGATTTCGACCGAGGGATAGACCTTCTGCCCCGCGTCGTTCAGCTGCTTGGCGTCGTCGGTGACGTCGAAGGTGCCGAACAGACCCAGGCGCTTTTCGGTCTCGCCGTTGAAGTTGACGTCGACCTCGCCGGTCGAAAGCTCCAGGACATCGCCATAGGCGCGGAACGGGCCTTCGGTGCCGAGCCCGCGAATATGCTCGATATTGAGCCGTGCGCCGTAGGTCTTCGGATCATAGCTCGACGCCATCTGCTTGATGTCGTTTTCATCGATCGTGCGGCTGTCGACGGTGGAACCGGCGGTGGCGAGCAGGAAAGGCTTGGTCTTCATGGCGTTGTCGGCTCCAAGGTCGCTGCGCCGTGCCTGGCGCGTTCATCGCGGAAAGATTGCTGAGCGCACTAAGGCCCCCGAAGCGCGCATTCATGCAACGCCGCGCGCGGGTGAAACCGCATTCCACCACGCCGGGCGATAGACCGCCGCCCAACAGCGGGGTGCATGGCGAATGCCATGCAACTGCTACCCGCCCACGCCGGCCAGACCGAACTGACCGCCGCCTACCTTCAGCGGCAGGCGCGCTCGCTCTATTGGCGCGGGTGGCCGCTCGCAGATATCCAGCGCGAACTTGGCATCCCGAAATATCAAACCCTCGCCAGCTGGAAACGGCGCGGCAAATGGGACGATGCGAGCCCGCGCCAGATCATCGAAGACCGGATCGAGGCGAAGATCGCGAGCTATCTGGACCGCGACGACTTCAACGAAGGGCACATGAAGCGCGTCGATTTCCTGATGCGCCAGATGGAACGATCGGCTCGCATCGCGAAATACGAAGGGAGCGGGAGGGAAGGCGATCTCAACCCCAAGATCGCGCGGCGCAACGATGACGCGGCACAGGCCAAGCGCGACGAAAAGCGCAAGAATTTCCTCAGCCGAGAGCAGTGGCAGGCGCTGCTCGACGACTTCCACGACAAGAATTTCGCCTACCAGGCGGGGTGGTGGGAACAGCGGGACCAGCGCACGCGCAAAATCCTCAAATCCCGCCAGATCGGCGCGACCTGGTATTTCGCGCGCGAGGCGGTGGCGAAGATCGCCGAGGCGGTGCTGGCCGGGGAACAGCCGCGCAACCAGATATTCCTTTCGGCGTCGAAACGGCAGGCGCTGAAATTCAAGCGCGAAATCGTGAGCTGGGTGAAGCGGGTCTGCGATGTGGACCTCGCAGGCGATCCGATCATGATCGACTTTGGCGGGCTGACCGACGACGCCGGTGATCCGCTCTCGCTCGACATGGTCGGCCTCTATCCGATCTCGACCAATTCGAACACGGCGCAGGGTGAAAGCGGCGACTTCTACTTCGATGAATTCTTCTGGGTCCACGGCTTTGCCCAGCTGCGCAAGGTCGCCGCGGCAATGGCGACGCACAAGATCTACAAGCGGACCTATTTCTCGACGCCATCGACGAAAACGCACGAAGCCTACGCCTTCTGGTCGGGCGAGGAATGGAACTCGGGCAAAGCCAAGGCCAAGCAACGCGCCTTCGATACCAGCCACAAGAACCTGAAGACCGGCGGGATCATGCCCGATGGCAGCTGGTCCCAGGTTGTTACGCTGGAAGACGCAATCGCGGGCGGGCTCGGCGCGCTGGTGGACATCGACGAACTGCGCGAGGAATCGAGCGAAGACGAATTCCGCAACCTTTACCAATGCGAATTCGTCGACGATGCGGCCAGCAGCTTCCCTTGGGCGCGGCTCGCCCCCGCGCGGGTCGACAGCTTCTTCAAATGGCGCGATTTCCAGCCCGCGCTGCTCGATATCCCCGGCGGGCGCCCGTTTGCCGATGCGCCGGTGTGGATCGGGTACGATCCGAACAAGCAGGGCCGCGACGATGCCGCGCTGGCGGTGGTCGCGCCGCCCGATCGGCCGGGCGGCAAATTGCGGGTGCTCGCGAAGTTCCGGCTCAACGATCTCGATTTCCAGGGGCAGGCCGACTTCATCAGAAAGATTGCGGGACACTTCAACGTCACCGACATCGCGATCGACACGACGGGGCATGGCCGCGCGGTCTTCGAACTGGTCAAGCACTGGTTCCCGACCGTTCGCTCGATCGAATATTCGATCGCCACGAAGACCGCTTTGGTGATCAAGGGGCAGTCGCTGTTCCGCGCGGGCCGGGTCGAATTCGACGCCGGATGGACCGACGTAATGCAGGCATTCATGGCAATCCGCCCGGCGCTGACCGGCAGCGGCAAGGGTGTCACCTACGTCGCCGGACGCAATGGCCAGATCGGGCACGCGGACATCGCCTGGGCCATTCTGCACGCTTTTTCGAACGAACCGCTCGACGTTGCCGCCGCCGCCGAGAGCGCGGGCATGGCGCAGGCGGTGTTCTCCGATGACGACTGATCCGATGAAAGGAACCGACCCGATGCCCGAGCAGACCTTGCCCAGCGCAACCCGAGACGACGTGAGCCCTGCAGGCGGGCCGATGGCCTTCAGCTTCGGCGACGCCGAAAGCGTCCTCGATCGGCGCGAGCTGACCGAGTATTTCGAGATCTATCATAACGGGCGCTGGTTCGAACCGCCGCTGCCGATGGACCGGCTGTGTCAGGTGTTCAACATGGCACCGCATCATCGCAGCGCGATCGGGCTGAAGGTCAACCTTCTGACCGGGCACCAGGTGGCGACCGACCAGCTATCGAGCGACGATTTCGAGCGGTTCGCGCTCGACTTCATCCAGATGGGCAATGGCTACCTCGAAGACATTCCGAACCTGCGCGGGCGCACCGCTCGGGCGAAGCACGCGCCAGCGCGCCACATGCGCGCGCCGAAGGGGGAGGGCGGGTTTTTCTTCGTCGGGACCGGGCTCGGCATTCAGCAGGAGCACCAGTTTGCGCCCGGCGCGATCTTCCAGCTTCAGCAGCCCGACGTCGCGCAGGAAATCTATGGCCTGCCCGAATGGCTGTCGGCCCTGCAATCCGGGCTGCTCAACGAAAACGCCACGCTGTTCCGCCGCCGCTATTACCTCAACGGCGCGCATGCCGGCTTTATCCTCTACGTAAACGATGCTTTCGCCGACCAGGAAACGGCGAAAAAGGTCGCCGAGCGGATGAAATCGGCCAAGGGCGTCGGGAACTTCAAGAACCTGTTTCTCTACATGCCCGGTGGCAGGAAGGACGGCGTCCAGGTGCTGCCGATCGCCGATGTCGCCGCGAAGGACGAATTTTCGGGCGTGAAGAATATCAGCCGCGACGACATGCTCGCTGCCCATCGCGTGCCACCCCAGCTGATCGGGATCGTGCCGACGAACACGGGTGGCTTCGGGAAGGTCGGCGAAGCACTCGACACGTTCTACCAGATCGAGATCACGCCGATCATGCGGCGGATGCGGGCGATGAACGATTTCTTCGGCGCCGAGATCCTGCGGTTCGACAATTACAGCTGCAGCGACGGCCAGTCCGAAATCACGCCCGAAGGTAAACGAGTGCCGCGGCAGGATGATGCAGCGTCTCGCACGCCTAATCGAGCCTCCTGATCTCCCCATCGGGCAGCCGTTCGCGCAGAAAGGTCGCCTCGCCCATCATCGCGCGAAGCTCGTTCGCAATCGCGGCGATCCTCTCGGATGACATCGTCGGGCGGATGGCGCGGCGCGTGCCGGCGATCTCGCGTTCATCATCATCGACCAGGTAGAGGCTGGGGCCGTGGTGGGGCATCGAAGCACTATGGCATGGGGACGACGCTGTAGGAAAGCGGATGAGGCGCTTCAGGTGATGATGCCCCACAGCGAGAGAGATAGCCCAACGAGCGTGATCACCAGAAGCACTGCGAATTCGATGCGCGTCTTCATGGCTTGAAAGCGACGATGTCGAACGCATCGTCTTCCCAGATCCAGCAGCTGCCCGTCTTTCGCCCGCCCCATCCGGTCCAGCTGGCGGCGGTGCGCTCGCCACCCTGCATTCGCTGACCGCTGCGCATCCATAGCGCAGGCTTGCTGTCGGGATCGACCGGCATTCCCCCTCCATCATGCGCGATCCAGCCCTTGGGGAGCGGGTCGGGGAGTTGCTGTTCCTTCGGTCGTGATCGGCGTCGGACCATCCCCCATCGCTGCCCGGTGCCCCTCTCTCGGTCAAGCGACATCGATTGTCGGCTCTCCACCTCCCCCACCCCCCGCGCGCCGCGCTCGCCCCCACGCCACGCCTTCGGCTTGTTCGATGCGATCTATGCAAGCCCAGTCAGATTCAATGCTTTTGGCGGGAGGGTGTGTGTGCGGGAAAGGCATAACATCCGTAACCTGCCCTGATCAGCCCTCAAGAACTGGCGGAATTCTAAGCTTTCCGAGATTATGTTTCGGACGTAACCTGACATAACATTTTTGAGCCTCAGACGTTACCTCATTGAAAAATAACGATTTTCACAACATCAGAAATTAGAGACCAAAGACATAATCTGATTAGAGCAATGTTATAAAAATATTATGTCTTAAACCATTGAGAAACAACGAATGTTAGGAATGTTATGCGTTTGCCGCGCTATCCCTGCACCTGAGGCAGATCGACGGCTCGCTGCGCTTTTCGAACGCAAAAAGCCCGCCCGCGCTAACCTGCGCGTCGGGTGGTCGGGTAAATGCGGAATTATCCGGAGGGGCTAAGCGGCGACCTTAAGTGTATGGTCGCGACCAAATCGTGCTCCCGCAACCACCACATAGCTCTTCATCATAGCCAATTGCGCCTCGCTGCCCTCAGCGGGGCTTTTTTGCGTTCATTCATTGCGAGATTGTGGTGTCTTCTCAGGACCTCAAGGTCCTGGGG